ATGCCTGATGCTACCGCTGATTGTTGGGTTGTAAGCAACATAAGTGGCTACAGTTCAATGGCAAATGATAATTATAATTTTAACAAGGATCAAATTACTAATGGTGTATTTCAAGTATCAATTGATGGAGAGAATGGAAATGTCGCTAGTGTCGGGGAAAGTATTATATCTAGAGAGTTGCTTTATATGCCCATATCAGATAACACTTTAATTGGGATATATAGCGATAAGCATTTGACTACACTCGAAACATGGTCAATAACCAATGATGAAAAGGTGCTTTATACAAAGGTTATAAACTCAAAGGATAATAAATGGTCTGCTTCTCGCTCTATGACCGGTGATGTAGTTGGCAAATGTGGAAGCAAATGAATTTAGTTGCCATAGATCATGTTTAGTTAATGTGAAAACGAAATTAATAGTTTGATATGTTTTAATGGGATAGGGCAATAGATTTGGAGAATCTTATGTAATCTGGCTCTAATATTGGATGGAGTTAAGAATTGAAAAACACCTTGAAACAAGGTGAGACTTATGAAGTCTGGACTCGTAATGTAAATGTGATGTATATAAAAACCGGAGCCACGTTAGCTCCGGTTTTCTCATATAGGCTTTATCTATCTGTCTACTCCGGCTCTAGCCATCTTCGTTATCGCAGGAGATCGAGCCTATAAAATTAGTTGATAGCAACTACGTTTACGGCTGAAGGACCTTTAGGACCATTCTCTACAGAGAACTCAACCTTTTGTCCTTCATCCAGGGTACGGAATTCATTGCTTTGGATAGCAGAGAAGTGAACGAAAACGTCCTTGCTGCCATCAGCCGGGGAGATAAAGCCGAAGCCTTTATCTGCGTTGAACCATTTTACAGAACCAGTCATTTTATTAGACATTGTTATTACCTTCTAAATTTTGTGAGTCACTCAGAGTGACGAAAAAGGCCTGCTCTGACAGAAAAGCTTACTAAGGCATTGAAGGAGGAGACTCACGATAAAGGGAAATCAGAAGATAACACTGGAACTGAGGCTACTTGACTAAAACTGCTTTATTAAGGTCTGTTCTGCAAACCGTGGTGTCATTAACTCATATGGCGTCGGTAAGCACAAGCTTTATTTTAGCCATCCGGATGTGCCGATGCTTGGAGGTCTGCCATTTTGCTCTTGGCCAGCATGTTGTGTTATGGCGCATCCCTGATGCATAAAGCAATCTGGACGGTAGTGGCTGCTGGTAAGGGCGTATGGCGGTCATATGTGGGACAGATTTGGGGCAGCCATCTGTTGAGCGGTAGTTTTCTGGATTGCCAATTTTTTACACTTGGGACGGTGTGAGCGCGGCCTAGTGCGGTAATGGGCTGTGTGACTGGGCGGGAACTTAACGGACTTCTGCGGATGCGTGCGAACGGTGTAATGGCGTTCCCTGCATACGTCGAAATTGGTATGCAGGGAACTGATATAAAATGGTTTTTCTGGGTTGGTTAAATTTTTTACCCGTAGTTTTACCCATTGGAGCTGGATAGGAGGCGCTTCTTAAATTCGCAGTGGTCGCTATAACGCCAGCGTGAACGGCCATGAATCTTCTTTGGTTTTACCAGGGTGCCATCCTTCACTCGGTCATAAATGAAGGTTTTCCCGAAGCCAGTATCCGCCATGATGAATTTCAAATCAACGAGCGAGTCTGGGGTCATATTATGTGCCATGATTTTATCTCCAGACAGGGAGTCTAACCTGTCATTTTTCTTGATCTGATTGCCTAAGTGTTCAGTGTGTCTGCAGCCAGGTGGTCTATCTCTGCATGTATTCGTTGATAATCTTCATCACTTCCTCGCCGATCCCATCACGTAGGACCAGTGTGCGTCCGTCTTCTTCCATCTCGACATCGCTTAACAGCTCAACCAGCCGGCGGGCACGCGTCGCGCTAAACTGGCCGCCGGTGACGCTGCGCGTGACTTTCTTCCTGCCCTGGGCCTTTGCCCGCTTCACATCCTCTTGCAGTACATCGCCAGCGCTTTCCCCGTGTTCTTTGACGCGATCGACGGCTACGTCCATGGCCACCTCGCCTGATTTCACCAGCTGCTGTACGTCATGATTCGATGTACTGAGGATCAGCAGTTTGTCTACGGTGGCGCGGCTCTTGTGGATCAGCTTGGCGATCTCATCCGGTGTCAGATTGAACGCGGCCAACTCCTTCACAACGAGGCTTTGCTCGAACTGCGTCAGCGGCAATTGGTTGTTGCTGGTCATGATGCGCGCCACGCGTTCTACATCGCTGCCAGTGAATGGGACGATGGCGATCAGTTCGATGGGTTTGCCTGCCTCTCTTACTCGGCGATACGCTCTAATACGGCGATGGCCCTCGACGACCCATACGCCGCCTTCATCGCGCGGACGTACCTCAAGTGGAGGCACAACCCCACCGGAGAACAGGAACTGAAATAGATCGTCATCAGCCTGCTGCGTCCGCTCATCATCAATACGCTTGTTAAATCCGTCCTGTACGTGGATATTATCCAGGCTGATGAACATTCCGCTATCACGGCGAGAGATAGGGCCACCTTTTCGGGACATCTTCTTGAATGAGTTAGCCATTGCTGGTCTCCTTTATCCTGCTGACGAGAATCAGCATGTCGCCTTTGGTTTTGACCGCGATGGAGTTCCCCGGCTGAATGGCCTCAAGGTTGAACGCCTTGCAAAATGAATCCAAAGCCAGTGACTTCTCATCCTTGCGATTCAACCACCGCCAGCCTTTACGCAAGGCTATGTCGAAAATCCATTGCCATGCTTTGATGGCCATCCAGAGCCAGATGATTACAACCTGAAGCATGATCATCAAATCGATGGCTGAGTATTTAGCAAAGGCTTCCATTAGCATTCCTCCCGATATGCAATAGCCATCTGCTCTGCGTCGCTCATTGCGTCATGAAGCGCATGGTGCTTAATCATATGGAAGCACGGCTGATGCCCCTCTAAATAGCCATTGCGGCCGCGCGTAGGGAGCTTGGTGTCGATGTATGTCCTTACGTCGCGCTTGCCGTTATATCGCCACGGGCACTCTAGGCCGCACATGCGGTAGGCGTTCTCTAGAATGGCGCCATCGAAGTCTGGACCACGGAAGAACACTCTGGCGCCGGGGTGATAATCAAGCCAGCGAGATAGGCCGATCAGTGCTTCGCCGAGGGCTACGCGATCGCCGGTTAGGGCTTCGTGTGCATCCTCTGCTTGGTCTTTCCACCACGCCTGGGTCTTCTTGCTGACGGTTCGGCCTAACATCAGCTGATCTGTGGCATCGAGCCGGGTATAAAAAGCCAGTACGGAGAAGTCTTGCAGATCGACATCGCGAGCGACTTTCAGTATATCGGCCTGGGTAGCATCCAGATCACTGACATCGAGAGCAAAGGCGCCGATAGACAGCAGTAGGGCGCTGGGCTCTTTGTCCATGGTTTCGGTATCGATAACGACGTCTTTAGTCATTGCTGGCCACCTTTGTAGTCTGATGGATGATTTCCAGATTCAGTTTTTTAGCCAGGGCGAACTCCGCTTTCGCTCCTGCCGAGTTCTGCCAGCCTGGCAGCATGAAAATAGCGTCAGCACAGCGGAGCATCGCTAGACAAATATCCATGTACTCTGGCTGGCTCAAGCCATCAGGAAGCGTTGCCGGGTTTAAGACTACGTGCCCCAAGGTCGACAAGCGCAGCGCCTCGAAATGAAAGGCAGGGCGGTTAAACTTTGGGATGCCGCTCATTGGCCCTGCAATGTAAATTTTCACTTCGCCTCCTGCTGCGGTGCTGCTGGCAATGGCATCCAGTGAGTTATCGGGTGGTGGATAAGGTCGATAAACTCACAATGCTCGTCCTGCCAATTCTCACCAGGACTCAGGTATTCAGCATCGCTGTATTTCCCCACGCCAACCCAAAAACCGTTGCTAACCAGAACGTACGTATCTGCATCTGGAAGGCGCTCACCGCAAGACACCCAACCATCATGCAGCTTGTAAGTGGGACTTACAGGCTCGGCCTGCTTCATGGTCGCTTCCTCTGCTTCAAACAGCCATGCATCAACAGGATTTAGTGAGTGTTCGATAGGCGAACCGCCTGATTGGTACATCATTGCCTTTGCCCGCAAAAACAAATCATGAATAGAATTGTCGCTTATTGCAGGCTCCGATACCGGCGCGGGCGGGGCGGCGTAGACAATACGAGCGGGTGATCCGTGTACTGCGTGATCATCATATTGAACACGCTCAACATCACGCCAATCGTTTCCATAATCCACTTGATAGATGGGCGTAGCCTCCACGGATGCCAGCGCGATTTTAAAAACAGTTGCATCAATTTGCGCCTCTTCTATATCTGGATATTTGGCGGCCACCGAAATTCTATGCTGGAGTAATTCGATTAACTTTTCTTTGGTAATGGTGGTCATGGGTTAGTGGCTCCTAAATCCATTGCAACTGCGAAGAAATTCGACGATATATCCCTTCATTTTTTCAGGACACTGCCCAGACCATCCATTCGGCGGCGTCCATCGTTCTACAAGATTGGCCATCTTTTTCGCCTTTGCTGGCGTGACATTGAGGGGATCATTGGTGTGCTGCTGATTAACCAGCTTTTCCATGCCTGGTATATCCAGCACGGCAAACCATGTGCCATTAGTCATGCCGAGACCGGGGATACGCTGCCCACGACGACGTTTATCTGTGAGTTCTACAGTCATGGGTTAGTCCTCAATCTTTCGCGGTGCTCCGCGATACTCTGGTGCTGGAGTGTGCTTCGGAACGGCAATGACATGCTTCAGTATTTCTTTCCAAGTCGCTGCGTTATTGCGAAGCCAGCGGCCATCGTTATCGTCAAAGAAATCTCGATCAACTGGGTGAGACAATGGCTCGGCGATATCGCACGGAACCGCCACTGTCTGAACACCGTTGTTGTAGTAGCCGAGGTTGGATAGCACATGGCTTTCAGCATAACGTCCAGCCGTATGGCATCTGCCCCGATAGCCGCTATTGTCAGCTGCCCACAGCGTAATGTACGGATCGCCGCGCTGGGTATGCGCGGTGCTCAGAATGAAATATTCACGCTCCATGCTCACTCCCCCTTACTGGCGCCAGCTGCGCGCTCTGCTTCGATGCGCTTGTTGCGCTCCCAGAACCACTTATGAAGCTCCATCATTTCCTTATCGAGCTGCTCATCCTCTCGGTCGAAATAAGCCTGTGCGTCTTTCTCGTTTTCACTTGGTAATTCACCAGGCCCAAGAAGGGTGTTAAATATCCACGCCATTCCGTTATTGGCATCGCCGGTGGCTCGCCACTCTATAATTGCCGCCCGCATGGCGATCAGGTTTCTCCCGACTATCAGATCGGCCTCTTTAAAGCGTTTGCTGATGTACTCGTTTTCATCTTCCAGCCCTGCTATGCGCTTCTCTGCGGCTTCCAGATCACTTGCGCTTTGGGCTCTGTCCACTGCCCAGCGCTCAAGTGTTGAGTTAAGCTCAGCATTACGCCGGTCTTTGGCTTCTAGTTCATCCAGCAGTGCTAGAATGGCGGAGGGGTTAGCTGCGGCAATGAAAATTGCATTACGAATATCCTCTAGTCCTGATGTGTCGTAACCAACTACAGTAGTCAGCAAGGATGTAGCTACGCCGTCGCGCACAATCAACACATTTCTGGCCCCATCATCTTCCCACGGCCCATCAGTTGCATTCTGCGCCGCTTCACGTAGCGCCTGTTTGTCTACCTGGCTCATGCTGCACGCTCCGCCCTGCTCATCGGTGAGAATGTCATCAGATACAATCGCGGAACGCTCGCTGCCGGACCAAGATACTGGCTCGCTTTCTTTGATGGCCTTATTCAGAGCATCAGCAGCATCTCTAACTGTTTGTGGGAGAGAGAAATAATCCCCGCCTTCAGGGATGATCTCTTCGCAATGCTGTTCAATGTCGAACTCTGGCGGATAATTTGGTTCACAGATAACTAGCTGTAGCTCGCTGGGTAGTAGCGAGTTTTCCACGCAATAATCAGCCAGCGACTCTGCATCGAAGAAGTATTTATCACTATCGAAGATAGTCAGTGGTTCACCAGACCATACCACCCGCTCCATTGCTAAAAACTTAGCTTGGCTAGCTTCGCGGTGACATTCTTCGCAGTATCCACGTGTACTGTGTACAGGGTGGACGTCTGGTTTATTTTTACATTTCATGTGCGTCGCTCCGCACCAGCGCGCCTGGTACTCATCGTCACCCCAAAAGCGCCCATGACGATCAACCCACCCGGTTACAGTTTGAATGTGGGCTGCTTCATCGCTGTCCATCATTACGATTTTTTCCATTTGTTTGCTCATTTTGCCTCCGCGCTTTTCTCAGCGTCGTTTTTGTACTCAAGGACAGAAACCAGGCCGAGGACGATATTGGACAGGAGGAATAGCTTTAGGCCCGCCTCATGGCGCCAGCGGTAGGGGAGATCGTCATCATCTTCATATGCTGGGTCTGACAGGAGGTTGATCTGCTTAAAGTGAAATTTATTAGTGAGCACGAACGTGATGTCGCCATTGAATACCAGGCGAAGTTTTTCGACGGTGAAGCATGCAGATAATTTTTCCAGGATCTCATCAGAGATTGAGGTGAGCTCCGTTTCAGAGTATGTGATCACCTCTTTTTGCCCATCCATGCGCCCGAGCTGCACCATGTTGCCGACGGTGAACCCGTCAAACGGCGTCATGTCATTTTTCAGATAGTTTTCCAGGCGAGTTGTCAGGCCGTGCTTAGGGTCGCTGACGTTGATAGTCTCGGTTTTAACGGACCCGGTGGCCATTACCAATAGGTGCATGCACATGTTGGCCATATTCGCGCTTGGCGTATCTACAAACAGAAGGTGGTTTTCCTCGTTGTAGTAGCAGGTGATGAATGTTGATTTTACAAAAGCTGTCTTACACATTTCAGCTATCACCATGCTGTTAATGCCGGCCTTTTCTTTGCGATTAATTTTCTCGTCCAGCAGGCCCTTTTTCTGCAACTCTGCAATTCGCTCAGCCACCTTGGTTTTGATGGCCTTAGCTGGGATCACTTTTTCATCGTAGCGAATGGTGAAGGAGAACCCGCCAGTAATCTGGGTGATCATCTCGCCGGTAATGTCATTTGCCACGAAGCCATATCCATGGAACGCCGTTTCTGTAACATCAGTGAACAGCTGCTCCTGCATGTGAGCCAGCAGGTTCTCAGTGTTAGGGAGCGTCGCCTTATAGGCGATGGCATTTTTGATTTGAGCAAGCTTCATCGTTATCTCCACACATTTTTTAGGTACGAGTTTCCCCGGCGTTGATTACGGATAATCAACACGATTGGCATATATCTGGGATTCACACAGAGAAGAGTTCTAGCCGGATAGACTGAATAACTCACTTCATACTTAAGTTAAGGTTAGCCAGAACCCTTCTCTGTGTGTGCCACGTATCGTGTGGCTACGGTGATCGCCTGCGTTGGAAGTCACATCGATCACTGCTGGTGTTATGACGGCACCGCCAGCTGGCCGTTGGTTTCCCGTAGTACAGCAGGATGAGCACTCAGCCAACGCCCCTGAAGGCCAAATACTCATGCTGCTGTAAAAAGGGCGGCGACCCGAGAAGCGCCCTGGTGTTGATGCTGCAGGGGCCGCCAACTGATACAAGGCAATGGTAATCAGTCCGGATATCCGCGCTCGGTTTCCCTACGGTGCCGCCGGTTCGGCGCTGGTTTGAATGCTTGTGATAAAACCGATGAATTTAGTTTAAACAATAAAACAAAATGGTCAATAGTTTGGTTTGAAGTTTTAAACATTTTTTTTGTGGGCATGAAAAAACCGGCATGTGCCGGTTTGATGTTTGGGGATGGATGTATGGGGTTAGATCAGGCTTTGCTCAACTCTAACGCAGACGCCGACGATCTCACACATGCTGTCTAGCTGGATTGGCTTATAGTTAGGGTTAAGAGGCATCAAGTAGATGTTCGGTCCATCTATCGATAGTTTCTTTACCGTCGCCTCATTTGTACTTTTCAACCGAGCAACGACTATGCGTCCATTTACCGGATCACCTTCAGGGTCAACTATGACGATAGATCCCTCTGGTAACGATACTCCGGAACCAGGGTTAGACATTGAGTCACCAACGACGCGAAGAGAGAATGCATATGGTGATACTTTTGCTGTAGTTTCAATCCATTCCGTTAACTCATCAAAGTGATTTTCCACTATTTCTTTCCAGTTTCCTGCCTGAACTTGAGAGAGTAAGGGCACCCGGCGGTAAAGATCTGGACCAGGTATTGCGTTACCGCTTACTTCCTCAATATGGCCTCCTTCTAGGAGCCATCGCTCAGATACTCCGAGGACGCCGGCGAGCGGAGACATGTACTTTGAAGATGGTTCAGTCCCACCGTTAACCCATTGGCTAACAGTGCCTTTTGATGCGCCTGTTGCATCAGTTAAATCCTTGCTTTTCAGCTTTAGAGTGCGCATTCGCAGGCTTATGCGGTCACTCATACTCTCTTTGTGCATGTTTAAAAATTTAAACTAAATTGAGTTTAATTTCTTGACCATCTTTTGTTTGAAAGATTAAACTTACTCCATCTGAGTAAGGAGGGTTCCATGCATAAAAACGACGTCATTGCTTACTTCGGCAATGGCACAAAAACCGCCAAGGCGCTAGGTGTCTCCAAGTCGACCGTCAGCTTGTGGGATGTGGTCATCCCTTGGAAATATGCGCTGCTAGTCGAGAAGGTAACCAAGGGCGCCATCAAGTACGACGCGGCCTTATACCAGAAGAATAATACAGCTGGTTGTAATCACCAGTAACTACCGTGAGGGAAAGACGATGGTAGACATCAAGGCAACGATCAAAGAGATGTGCAAGGCGTATCCAGGAGGCCAGAAAGCGATGGCCGCACAGCTTGGCATGACCTATGACGCGTTCCGTAATCACCTGGATCAGAAGTGCGCTAGCCGCTTCTTCACGCTCATTGAGCTGGAGCAGATGGAGGACTTATCCGGGACGTCACTGCTTGCTGAGTACCACGCTGCCCGCCGGGGGAAGTTGCTGGTTGATATCCCTGTATTGGAGCAGATCGACAACGTTGAGCTTTACGAGCACTCCATGCGGGAAATGGTAGCCGATGGCGAGTTGGCCAAAGCAAAGGTAGAGGCTGTCGCTGATGGGGTGATCTGTAGTGATGAGAAGCAGGAGTTGACGACGTTGTTCTGGAAGAAGATGCGCAATCACGCGTATGGCTTCTTCGCGTTCATGGCTCTGAATGGGGCTGCGATTGCTGATGACTCAGCGGTATGGGTGGCGCACCGGGAATGCCGTCCCAGTGCGCCTGCGCATAACACTCTGTGTGGAGATTAAACGCATGAACATTTTAAGTCAAAACAGACCATCAACGCAATTTCGGTGCCGGATCGTCGGTGGCTGCCTGAGCTATGAGCAAATCGTAGCGGCGTCAGATAAGCGCGGCAACAACCAACCTCGCCGAGGTTTGGTAGTCGCTCGTGCAGCTGTTGATGCGGCGTGGTGTGAGTTTTACGGGAACGGGAGGGCGCATGGCTAAGTTTCCGAGGGTTGGCCATATGTACAAAGATCGCTATGGCCATACCGTGCGTGTGGTATCCACATGCGCTGATAAGCAGCGGGTGGCGTATCAGCTGAAGGGGTATGACTGGACGATTAACGCGGCCCTGATCGTGTTTAACGCCCGTTTTCGGAGGGATGCGGCGTGAGCATTGATAATCTGTATTCTGGGCGCTACACTGAAAAGGCAGCGGCAAAATCCGCTGCCGGGCGTGGAAACCCGGAATTGATCACAGCGCACGACCGCGCTTTAGCGGTTTTTTTGTGTGCGATGCATTGCTACACCCAGTTTATGGTGGGGCGTGCAGGGCAGCCTTTGTGCTGGCCGGTTTCTGTGGTCACCGGTATTTCCACCCCTGCACGTCTCACCACCAATCAGGTCGTGGAAAGCCTCGGTGGTGAGTTAAAAAAACTGACCATAGAGGTTGCCATCATGGCTACGATCCCTGCTATTGCTCACCCTGAAATTACCGTTATCAACGGTCAAGCCGTTACTTCTTCTCTTGCTATAGCCGATTTCTTCACCAAGCGTCATGAGCGTGTTTTAGATAAAATCCGCAATCTGGAATGTTCACCGACTTTCGCTGAACACAATTTTGTGTTGAGTGAATACACCGATACATCAGGCCGCAAACTTCCCTGCTACCAAATCACCCGTGACGGTTTTGCGTTCCTGGCCATGGGCTTTACAGGCAAGCGTGCCGCTCAGTTCAAAGAGTCCTATATCACAGCCTTTAATCAGATGGAAAAGCAGCTCTATAGCGCTGTTGCGCCGTCTGCCAGCGATGCTCAAAGAGCTCATGTCGTTTATTTCTATCTCACCGAGATTAATCGAGTCTGGAAAGGCCATTTGTACCCAATGCTCGTGGCTGCTCAGTCACCGCTAGCGTCATCGCTGCACGATTACATCAATGATGGGGCATTTGCTGCGGCATTACTCAATGCGTCGATGAACCGTGCTGTAAGGGGGGAGAATTGATGAGCTCCTTAATCCAGTTATTGGATCGCCCGATAGCCTATAACCCTGCATTGGCAAAGCTAAAGGCAGGGAAGGTTAAGTCCGGTCCTGTTGCCGCTGTATTCCTGTCACAGATGCTCTACTGGCATAACCGTATGGGCGGAGAGTGGATGTACAAGACCCAAGCGGATATCACCTCTGAAACCGCGTTAACTCGCGATGAGCAGGAGACGGCCCGTAAGCGTCTGGTATCCCTTGGCGTGTTAGCTGAAGAGCGTCGCGGCGTTCCGGCAACCATGCACTACCGCATTAACGTTGATCGTCTTGAGGCATTGCTATTGGAGGCGGCAACGGTGCCGGCGAAGCAGGATGGCCAGCAGAAAACCAGAATGGGGAAACGCCAGAATGTGGAAACCCCGCAATCTGGATTGGTGCAACCCAGCAAACTAGATTGCGGTGATGCCGCAAACAAGAATGTGGAAACCCCGCAAACAAGTATGGGGGAACCCACCGAACAAGCCTGTGGCGATCCCGCAAACTTTCATACAGGAGATTACACAGAGAATACTCAGGAGATTACTCAGGAGAATAAAAACCTCTCGTCGCGGAATTCTGGCGAATCCCCCGACGTGTCGAAAAGTGATTTTCTGGCTAAGCACCCCGAAGCGGTGGTCTACACGCCATCCGGTAAGTCCTGGGGGACTCAGGAAGACCTAGACTGCGCTGGCTGGATATTCCAACGCATCCAGATAATCAATCCCACCGCACGCCAACCCAACTGGACGGAGTGGTCCAACGAAGTCCGCCTGATGCGCCAGCTGGATGGCCGTAGCCACCGGGATATCTGTGAGCTGTTCAAGGTCGTGAATCGGGATAGCTTCTGGTGCCAGAACGTGCTCTCACCGCGCAAGCTGCGTGAAAAATGGGATGAGCTGACCGTCAAGCTGCTGAATAAACCCACCGGTAATAACCACGCCTCGGGCGATACCACGCTGCGAGATGCGGCCTTCAAGCGGTTTATCGGATCCGCTCTCCCACTGCGTGAGCCGTCAGCACTGGAGCAGGCAGCCCGTAAGGCGGCCAGCATGGCGAACGTCAGCAAGATGTCACCGGAGTGGGCGCAGAAGCGCTGGAACAGCATTTGGACCGAAGTCGAGCAGCGCCAGGGCGCGGCAGGGGAGGCAGCATGAGCAGAGAGAATTCAGCTATGGCCGCAGCACACCGTGATCGTGCTGAGGCGTTGGCATCACGCGGACTTTACCGCCGAGCTATCACTGAGCTGACTGCAGCGGCAATGTACGCCGATGTGTCACAGATCGGAGGCATTGTGGTGCGTCGTAACGAGCTATCGCGCCGTGTTCGTTGTGTTCAGCGTGCCAGCGGTGATCCGCGTATGGACTACGACAACTGTGTAGGCGGGGGATTGGCAGAATGAGATACGGATCTGTCTGCAGTGGAATTGAGGCGGCCAGTGTTGCATGGGAGCCGCTGGGGTGGACCCCCGCATGGTTTGCCGAGATTGAGGAATTCCCCTCTGCCGTGTTAGCACAGCGCTGGCCTAGCGTAGTCAATCTGGGTGATATGACAAAAATAGCTGCTGCAGTGCGCGCTGGTGATGTGGAGGCACCTGATGTGTTAGTCGGTGGCACGCCGTGCCAGGCTTTTAGTGTCGCCGGACTTCGTAATGGTCTGGATGATGCCCGCGGGCAGTTAACCCTTTCTTATGTGGAATTAGCGAATGCAATCGACGACAAGCGCCGCGAGCGCGGAGAAGAAGAAGCGATCATCGTCTGGGAAAACGTCCCGGGTGTCCTCAGCAGCAAAGACAACGCGTTCGGCTGCTTTCTGGCAGGGCTTGCCGGAGAAAGCAGTGAGCTACAGCCAGCAGGGGGAAAATGGACGCACGCAGGTTGTGTGTCTGGACCCAAAAGGATTATTGCCTGGCGAGTCCTTGACGCTCAATTTTTCGGAGTGGCCCAACGCCGCAAGCGTGTGTTCGTTGTCGCAAGTGCTCGAAAGGGATTCGATCCCACAGCGGTACTTTTTGAGCTCGAAAGCGTGCGCCGGGATACTCCGCCGAGCCGAGAATCGCAATCGACGGTTGCCGCCCTTACTGCAAATGGCGTTGGAACGTGCGGTGCTGACGACAACCAGGGGCAAGCTGGACACCTGATCGCTTTTGGCGGTGGCAATACTGGCGGAAACATCGATGTTGCAGCATGCCTGACAGCTAAAGGGCAGCGTCTTGATTTCGATGTCGAAACATTTGCTGTGCATGGCACACAGGATCCCGATTCAAACCGGGAACTAGCGCATACACTGGGCCGCAACAACGGGCAAGAGAATGCGTGCGTTGTCCTTGAACCCTATACACTCGCAATTCGCGGGCGAAAGGATGGATCATCAGTCGAAGTGAGGGGTGATGGAACCGCTAATGCACTTCTAACCCCAAACGGTGGCCGTGCTGGCATGGGGGTTGGCGCCATTGGCTGGAATAATCATGTCCGTCGCCTTACTCCTAGGGAATGTGAGCGGCTACAGGGATTTCCAGACGATTACACGCTCATCGAGTATGGGCGAAAGGTAAGCCCTGAGAAGATGGATCGTGACTTTGCGAAATACCTGATGCGCGGTGGAAAGTTAACGTTTGAGGAGTGTTGTGGGCGCGCCGCTGATGGTCCACGCTACAAGGCTCTAGGGAATAGCATGGCTGTTCCGGTGATGCGCTGGATTGGCGAGCAGATTGCGGCCGCCATAGCTGCTGCAGGTGCAGTAACTCGCAGCTGGCAGCGTCCCTTCCTGAAATGGGCCGGCGGTAAATACTCACTGTTACCAGCGCTGGATCAGTTGATCCCTGCCGGTAATCGCCTCATTGAGCCATTCGTTGGCGGCGGGTCTGTGTTCATGAACTCCAATAAGCACGATCGCTTCCTTCTGGCCGACGTTAACCCAGACCTGATTAACCTCTATCAGATGCTGGCAGTAGTTCCTGATTCCGTGATTAGTGAGGCAATGAAGGCATTCAGGCATCTGAATGATGCCGAAAACTTCACGGTAATTCGTGAGGCATTTAACGCACAGCAGCTGTCTGCGATCGAGCGCGCAGCAGCATTCCTTTACCTCAATCGACACTGCTTCAACGGTCTGATCCGTTACAACCGTGATGGCTTTTTTAACGTCAGCTGGGGTAAGTACAAAGCGCCATATTTCCCGGAAGAAGAGATAAAGGCATTTACGCGGAAGTCTCACGCATGCGTATTCATGAACGCAAGTTTTAGCCGAACGTTAGCGCTTGCTGGTGCCGGTGATGTCGTTTACTGCGATCCGCCATACGAGCCCATGCCAGGCACTGCAGGATTCACTAACTACGCCGCCGGCGGGTTCTCATGGGATAACCAGATCGAACTAGCTGAAAGTTGTGTCGCAGCTCATAAACGCGGGGCGAAGATCGTTATCAGCAACTCTACCGCCCCTAGGGTACTGGACCTTTACAAGTGCCACGGTTTTACGTTGCATCGCGTCAGCGCCAGACGGGCCATATCCAGCAAGGGAAGCACTCGCGAAACGGCGACTGATATTGTCGCCAGCTTGGGGGTGTGATGAAGCTATACCTCCCATTCCCACCTAGCGTTAACACTTACTGGCGCGCCCCCTCACGGGGGCCGCTTGCCGGTCGCCACCTGGTGAGTGCCAAAGGGCGCGCATTCCATACCGAATGCCGAGCCCGCGTTCTGGAGCAGCTGCGCCGCTATCCGACACCGATGGCTGGCGATCTGTCTGTACATGTCGTCCTGTACCCGCCGACCCGCGCCCGCCGTGATCTGGATAACTTCTTCAAGGCGCCTTTGGACTCTATGACGAAGATCGGTATCTGGCATGACGATAGTCAGATTAAGCGGCTGACGGCTGAGTTCGGTGAAGTGGTGAAAGGCGGCCGCGTTGAGATCGTGATCCAGCCGTTTACATCGGTGCCTAAAAAACTGCCGACGTAATAGTGATCGCCGATCAATACCATAGGATTGATATTCTATATTAATCAATAAATTAAGATCACACTTTGCGTCATTTTTTCCTGAAAGCTGTATGTAAATCCAGTACAATAGACAAGCCGCCAGACCATGCCGGGTTGGTGGTAATTCTCACAGTGTGGAGGTGCCGATGTATCCGATTTCACCCACTCATGGTGCTCTAACAATGTCTACCCGGGAAATCGCTGAGTTGACCGGTAAGCGCCATGACCATGTATTACGCGATGCCCGCAATTTGCTGGCTGAGCTTCAATCTCCCCAAAGTTGGGGAGATTACCAAGACGGGCAAGGGAGAACCTACCCGATGCTCTTGTTGGATAAGAGCCAATCGATCTGCCTGGTGGCTGGTTATAGCGCTCAGTACCGGATGGCTATCATCACCCGATGGCAGGAGCTGGAGCAGTCTGCCAGACCGAAAAGCCAGTTAGAGATGATTGCTCAGATGGCCATAGAGGCCGCGCGCATCGAGCGCCAGGTTGAGGCAGTGCAGCAACAGGTCGCTTTGGTTGATCAGCAGGTGAAGGACATCGCCGCCGGTGCTATTCCGCCAGGCTGGCAGACTATCCGCAACCTTTCTGCCGAAAGCGGTCTATCCGAGCAGAAGACACGCGATCTGATTAAGGCTTTTGGCGTCCACAGCAAGAAGGTCCCTTTCATGACCCCGGGTGGAATTGTGACGAACGCGACCGTTGCCGATGAGGCGGACTTCTTCCGCGCCGTGGGCGTTGTCATCCATGAGGCTACAAGGCCGATGCGCAGCAAATACTGGTATCACCCGAAGCTGGGGCGGTTTGAAAGGAGGGAGGTAGCGTGAGGGGTATGACGAAGAAACAGGGGGCTATCTAATGCGCATGCTGTTTACCGCATTCCCTCAGCGTAGTGCTGGCGTTGTCCTGCTGAAAACCGGAAAGCTGACATGCCGTTTCACGGATGGCCAGCGCGTGATGCTGGCTGATGTTCCGGCCGCATTTCATAACAGCCCCGCCGGGGAGCTGGTATCAGATCAGCTGATTGCGGCGGATCCTGTATGGCGTCCCTTTTTCGCTCATGAGCGCGTGCAGAAAGCTGCCAGCCTGTACATGCGCTTTTCAGACTACCTAGAGTCATTCCACTACTGCCAGTGGAAGAACGTGCGCGATGGCTACCACAGCATAGAGCTAACGAATACCGAGAGTGAGCATGGTGGCGCCAGGTTGTGCTGGGCTTGTGACAACGCCATGCGAGGTACCGATGGCAAGTTGTTTATAGAGTTGTGCGAGAAAAACCGTGCTGAGTGGGTGATCGAGGCTGCCCGCCGTGGGCTCAAGCTGCCGGAAGGGCATCAGCTGACTGAGCCAGAGTTGTGTTGGTGGGCGTTGATAGTCGGTGTCGCTGACCTGATCCCCAGCGGTATTGCGCGTCGGATCACCGGTGTTGAGCCGGAGGAGATCACCGGAGTGATGAGCGAGTCGACAATCGTACCTGATCGACCAACGGCTCAGGGCGTACTGGCCGCTGCGGTAGAAGCAGCAGAGGCCGTAATTCCCCAGGAGAAAATGAAGCCGGTACTAAAACTGGCGGCAGATGAAACGCCAGCGGCAGGCTTTATGCTGCGCCCCAAGCTCCAGCGCTGGGAGAGTGAGAAGTACACGCGCTGGGTGAAGACTCAGCAGTGCTGTGGGTGCGGTAGTCCTGCCGACGATCCGCATCACATCATCAATGCAGGTCTAGGGTTGGGTGGTGTCGGAACCAAGACCCATGACCTTTTTGTGATCCCGCTATGCCGGCGGTGTCACGACGAGCTGCACCGGGACGTAAGCGCCTGGGAGCGGCAGCACGGCAGCCAGGTGAAGCTGCTAGTGCAATTCCTCAATCGGGCGCTAGGTATTGGCGCCATCGTGAAAGCGTAATGTGTGGAGAGCGCTAAGCATGACTTTTAAAAATTCTCATAAGGGATCATCCTCGCGTGCTAAGCAAAACGCGTGGGTGACGGTAGCTGGGGCGCCGCGTCGCTCTTATTTAGGGAAGTATCGCCGGTTAACGCCAGCTCAAAGCCGATGGGTTCGTTCGTTGTTGAATCATTGGGGGGGGATGTATGGCGGTAGCGGTGTAGAGCATCTCTCTTGCGGCGGTGGGTTGTGGTCAGTGATTTTGACAGGGTGGACAGGAGAGCAGCAGGAGCGGATCACCACTGTCCTGTCTGACCTGCGCAGGATGGGATACAGCGGACAGGCACTGTTTGACCATGCAAAGGCTATTATCTGGCCAAGAAAATCACTCTCTAGCTTGATCGGTAAGGCCGTGGACGAGGATGAGGCCGAGTTTATGGAGGCGGTTATCCTGAAGTCATTCGCGTCATCTAGCCCTGTTTATGTGATCGGTAAGGATTACTACACCCGGCGCAATACGATGAACAGTATGGCCAGGTGGATGCAGCAACATTACGCTCCCTTCTTAACTGAGAAGCAGTGCATTGATCGCGTTCGGTGGTGTATCGAGTTGTTCAATTCTGCTGTCTACTTCACGCTTATGAGTGAGTTGTGCATCGAAAATGCAGAAACTTGCAAAAAATGCTTGAAAACGAGTTTTGAAGCTGCATAATTAAGTTACGCTTAGCGTAAGCTGCGCCGGCTCGGCAGCCAGCAAAAGCGGAACGAATTTGATTAACCCGCCTCCGAGCGGGTTTTTTTATACCAAAACTTCGCCAATAGCACATGCAGGTAGCGCTACCGGTTCGGGACTTGTAGGGGCAAATCTATCCGCTATGCAATCTTGCATGTGTAGTTTTTTTGTTTTAATGGTTGATAAATTGATCCATCAGGCATTCTGTAGAGTGACAGATGCAGACATTTGAGTAAAATTCCTCATATTGCAATGTGTGGTAGGGGATGAAATGGAAGAGTTGCCCGATGACTACTTTCTTGACGCGGAGGATGACCTTGTCGATTTTCTTGAAAAACAGGGTGAAGACTGTATTAGAGAAATCAACCAGTCAAATGCTCTAAATAAAGAAAACGGCCAGAAGTTATTGAGCATACTGATTGCAGGTGTTGGCTCATCTTTTTTGCTATTAACGCAACGTTCTGTGTTTGATTACTTGACAGCAGGAATTTTAATTTTCTTGTTCTATTGGTCATTGTGCTCTTTCTATCTTGTTCGACGCGTTCTTATCGTGAGTCCGCGAGCTCTCGCCTCATCAACGCCTTATGCTTTATATCATAATGGCTATAAGGGGTTGAGTGAGGGGGATTATGTGGGTTTTGAATTGAAAGGGTTTACATCTAAACGTTCTACGTTGAATATCCTGCGGCGTTATCGTCTTGTCGATTTAACAGAAATGGCTGAGATGGGTAAACGCGAGAATGCAAGAATAGGGCGCGAGCTTGAAAAGGTGAGGCTCGCAACAATCCTCACCCCAGTTTTCTCACTGATAATTTCAGTGATTACTTACTTTTTTTTCTAATATTGTCAGCGATATTGTCAGCAGAGTCAGCAATAACGGTCCAACCAGTTCTGAGGTTCCGCTCGGGCTGAGCCTCTGGTTTAGGCTTTTGTGCTGGTTGCTGTTTGTTTTCACCAGATGTTTTATTGGATTCACTCATGTAATTCTCCATGTTTGATACAGTTATTTTCGGCGAGTTAACGATATCAGATGAGAAAATACCTCACCAGTATTAAGCCGCTTTTTGGTGTTTTTCCTCTTTCCCCACCATACAACTACACGTGATGAAATCAACCTCCTGAGATAAGTGCAGGAGCTACCTATCAGCGCCACGCAATAGCCAGCCATTAATCACACTTACTTTTTCATGAGTGGCCACGCGTGGCGCTGCTCTCTGCTTGCCTGGGTGAGCATTCAACTATCGCCCAGCGTTCGCTGGACGCGAACAATCGGAGGTGTATATGAGTGATCCGCTAACCGGCACGGGGTCAGCTGCTGGGGCGTTAGCAGGAGTGACGTTTGTAGGGCTTTTTTCTGGGGCTGATGCGGGAGTGGTAATTGCGTCGTTTGCCGGTGCCGTTGTGTTTGTCCTATCTGCTGCGGAGTTCCCCGCCTGGAAGCGCATCGCGTTTGGCTTTGTGTCGTTCCTTATGGGGGTTGTCGCTGCGGGGTTTACGGCGTCGGTCATCGATCAGTTTCTACCTGACCAGGTCGTAGTCGATAAGCCGATCGGCGCGTTGGTGGCCAGTGCCTGTGTGATTTGGGTGCTGATGTTCATCATCTCGAAGGCTAAGAACCCGCCGCCCCTAAACCTGAAAGGGGGTGGAAAGTGACAGCTGATCTGTTTCTGCTTCATATCAATGCCGCTGCGTGTGCGGCTATCGCCATGCGGCTGTTGCTGTTTCGCCGCAACGGATCGCAGCACAAGCGCCTGGGTGCCGTACTGGCCTACATCCTGATTGTGGCGTCGGCTTCGGTTACGTTCCGGGTGCTGATCGGCGTGTATCACTCCGCTGACATCTCCGAGACGATTATCAACATTTTCTTCATGGCGCTGGTAATGAGAGCCAAGGGGAACGTCATGCAGTTATTTCGGGGGGCTTCGCGATGACTAAAGATGAAATTTTTGACGGGTTACTCAAGCGCGAGGGCGGGTACGTTAACCACTCTGCCGATCGAGGTGGCCCGACTAACTGGGGTATCACCGAGGCCGCGGCACGAGCCAACGGTTATGTCGGTGATATCAGCATGCTGTCACGCGATCAGGCGTTGCGTATCTATCACGCTGACTATTGGGAAAGCCCACGCTTTGACCTGATTGAAGTCGTTTCTCAGCCTATCGCTGTGGAGCTGCTCGACACTGGCGTCAACATGGGGCCATCGGTAGCAGCCAAGATGTTGCAGCGCTGCCTTACAGCTCTGAACGACGGAGGCCGCCTTTATCCTGACCTGCAGGTTGATGGGGCGATCGGTAATCGCACGGCCAACGCCCTGCGGGCCTATCTCGCAAAGCGTGGCCATGACGGTGAGACGGTATTGCTCAAGGCGCTGAACTGCTGCCAGGGTGCTCGCTACATCGAACTGTCAGAGGCGCGCCCAGCTAACGAGGCGTTTCTGTATGGCTGGCTACGTGAGCGGGTGGGACTGTGATTCCATCAATCCAATCTATCTGGAAGCCACTGGCGATCATCTCGCTGGTGGCTTTGTCGTATTGGGGGCTGTCGTCCTGGCGGTACGCCGCTGGCCATGCAGATGGAAAGGATGAGGCTGATCGAGCGTGGCAGGCTAAATGGTCGCAGCGTGATGCCGGGGAAGCCCAGGCAATTACAGACAACGTGATGCTGACGCTCAACATCATGAATCAGGCGGTGGAGGCTAATCGAAATGCAAAGCACCAGATCGCACTGGAGTCACAGAGAGCCGCGCGAGATATCGCGGTGGCTATTGCGGGCGATGATTGCACTAGTCGGCCTGTGCCTGCTGTCGCTGCTCAGCGGCTGCGTCAGTACGCGGACAGTATACGTTCCGGCGCCAGTGGTACCGATCAGTACTGAGTTAACCGCCGACACGCCAGTACCGGTAGTACCTGATCCGCTGACCTGGGGGGCCAGCTTGGATCTCAATACGCATTTGTTATCTGCCCTAGGGCAGTGCAATGCGGACAAAGCGGGGATCCGGCGCGTGGAGTTAAAGCGCGCCTCTCTTGTAGTTGGGGATAAGGTCGAAGAAGAGTAAGCATTACAGCAGGTCTTTGCTAAGGGCCTGCGATAATGCAGCTAGGCCGCCACGTGCGGCCTTTTTCATGGGGGTATGTATGAAGCCATCACCGTTTCAACTCACGCGAGTGCGCCGCTGTGGCTACTGTGGATCACGGTCCCACTGCACACAGTACTGCCCGAAGACCAGTGCAGGACGAACAAACATTGCGTTACGCGATCTGGTTCAGCAGCAAAAGGGAACGGAGGTAAAGGGTAATGCCGCCAAGAACACCGAAGTCGTGCCGAGTTCGCGGGTGTGGGAAAACAACCACTGATCCCGATGGGTATTGTGCCTCACACAAGGGGCAGGGGTGGAAGTCATACAAGCCTGGGCAGTCTCGCCATCAGCGCGGCTATGGATCGAAGTGGGATGTTATCCGAGCTCGTGTATTGAAGCGCGATAAAGGGCTATGCATGAATCACCTGCGGCAGGGCGTTGTGAAGCAGGCATCCTGTGTTGACCACATCCTTGCAAAGGCGCATGGCGGAACGGACGCAGACAGCAACCTAGAGAGCCTGTGTTGGTCATGCCATGCGGCGAAGACCGCGCGTGAAAGGCTGGAATAATCATCATCGCATCCGGTCACCGGGGTAGGGGGGTGGGCAAATCCCTACCGCCCTAACCCCCCCGGACTGCCCGCCTCCTTCAATTTTTATGACCGCGAAAAATGAAATTTAATCCGGAGCTTTTATGGCTGGTACTGCTGGTCGGTCTGGGCGTCGTCCGAAGCCAACGGCACGCAAGGAACTGGCCGGAAATCCGGGCAAACGGACCCTCAATAAAAACGAGCCGGTATTCACGCCCATTGCCGGTGTTGAGCCGCCCGAGTGGTTTAGTGAAGACGATCTCCCGCTCGCCACGATTATGTGGAAGTTGACGACGAAGGAGCTGTGCGGGCAGGGACTGTTATGTGTGACAGACCTTGCCGTGCTGGAGCGTTGGTGTGTGGCGTATGAGTTTTGGCGTCGAGCGGTAAGGAAAATCGCCACTCAAGGAAACACGATCCCTGGTGCCACTGGCGGAACGGTAAAAAACCCTGAATTGACGGCGAAGAAAGAACAAGAGTCGGAGATGAGCTCTACAGGCTCAATGCTTGGCCTTGATCCTAGTAGTCGTCAGCGCCTTATCGGTTTGGCCGGACAGAAGAAGGCGAGCAACCCATTTCTTAAGATGATCGAATCATGAGCCGAAAATCATATCCCAACGTTAATGCTGCAAATCAATATGCCCGCAACGTTGTAAGAGGGAAGATCCCGGCGTGTCAGTTTGTTGTCCAGGCATGTCAGCGGCATCTTGACGATCTCACCATAGAGAAAAGTAAAAAATTCCGTTATCGCTTCGATAAAGATCTAGCGGAAAAGGCGGCGAAGTTTATTCAGTTGCTCCCTCACACCAAGGGGGAGTGGGCATTTAAGCGCATGCCGATAACGCTGGAGCCGTGGCAACTCTTTATCGTTTGTTGTGCGTTCGGCTGGGTTCAGAAAGGCACAAAGTTGCGTCGCTTCCGAGAGGTCTACACTGAGATCCCCCGTAAGAATGGCAAGTCGGCAATTTCTGCTGGCGTTGCGCTGTACTGCTTCACCTGCGATAACGAATTCGGTGCTGAGGTTTATTCCGGCGCAACGACAGAAAAACAGGCGTGGGAGGTTTTCCGCCCTGCGCGCTTGATGTGCAAGCGGACACCGCTACTGGTCGAGGCGTTCGGTATCGAGGTCAACGCCTCTAACTTGAATCGGCCGGAGGATGGCGCCCGCTTCGAGCCTCTGATTGGCAATCCCGGTGACGGCTCATCGCCTCATTGCGCTATCGTCGATGAGTATCACGAACACCCTACTGATGCGCTTTACACAACCATGCTGACAGGTATGGGCGCGCGCCGGCAGCCGCTGATGTGGGCGATCACAACGGCGGGGTACAACATCGAGGGGCCGTGTTACGACAAGCGCCGTGAGGTGATCGAGATGCTGAATGGCTCTGTACCCAATGAAGAGCTATTCGGTGTGATTTACACCGTCGATGAGGGTGACGACTGGACAGATCCGGCTGTATTAGAGAAAGCCAACCCCAATATGGGGGTGTCGGTATACCGTGATTTCTTGCTTAGCCAACAGCAAAGGGCGGTAAATAATGCCCGCCAGGCTGGGGTCTTTAAAACCAAGCACCTCAATATCTGGGTTGCTGCTCGCGCTGCTTTCTTCAACTTGGTTTCCTGGCAGAACTGCGAGGATAAGACGCTCACGCTAGAACAGTTTGAAGGGCAGCCGTGCATCCTTGCATTCGACTTGGCGCGAAAGCTGGACATGAACAGCATGGCGCGCTTGTTCACTCGGGAGATTGATGGGAAGACGCATTACTACAGCGTTTCCCCACGCTTCTGGGTGCCCTACGACACGGTTTTTAGTGTCGAGAAAAACGAAGACCGACGAACCGCAGAGCGCTTTCAAAAATGGGTTGAGATGGGGGTTCTGTCTGTTACTGATGGTGCTGAGGTTGACTATCGCTACATCCTGGAAGAAGCCAAGGCAGCCAATAAGTTGAACCCGGTAAGCGAGTCACCGATTGACCCGTTCGGCGCCACCGGCCTTTCTCACGATATGGCCGATGAGGGGTTAAACCCCATCACGATTATCCAGAACTATACCAACATGTCTGATCCGATGAAGGAGCTGGAGGCTGCGATCGAGTCTGGTCGCTTTCATCATGACGGTAATCCCATCATGACGTGGTGTATCGGCAACGTCGTCGGGAAGAATATCCCAGGAAACGATGATGTCGTGAAACCGATTAAAGAGCAGAACGAAAACAAAATCGATGGCGCGGTGGCGCTCATTATGGCGATCGGACGGGCAATGCTTAAAGAGCCTAGCGATTTTCTTTCAACTCTCGATCCGGATGATGACCTCTTAATCTTATGAAATCACTCATTTCCGATGTTATCGGGCTGGTCGGTTTCGGCCTGCTCACGGCTGGCGTCTATCTACAGCTTGGCGTCGCTCCGGCTCTTATGATCTCTGGCGGGTTACTGCTGGCTGGGGCCCTGGCAATAGCCAGAAGGGGGGCGCGTGCTTCTTGATGCGATGTTTAGAAGTGAGTCACTGGAAAACCCGGCGACTCCGCTTACTGCAGAGTCAGTGGATGCGGGGGGAATACTGCTTTCAGGGGAGCGTGTTAGCCCAGAAACCGCCATGAAATTGGCGGCGGTTTACTCCTGTATTTACGTCCTATCGTCGAACCTTGCCCAGATGCCGCTTCACGTAATGCGCAAGCATGACAAAAAGGTTGAGGTGGCACGTGATCACCCTGTTTTTTACCTCATCCATGATGAGCCGAATGCCTGGCAAACCAGCTATAAGTGGCGCGAGCTAAAACAGCGTCACATTTTGGGGTGGGGGAATGGCTACACCTGGGTAAAACGGAATCGACGCGGCGAGGTCATTGGGCTGGATTGCTGCATGCCATGGCAAACAGCGTTATTGCAAACCGGTGGGCGCTATACCTATGGCCTATATAACGATGAGGGCGCTTTTGCCATTAGCCCTGATGACATGATCCATATTCGGGCGCTGGGGAATAACCAGAAAATGGGGCTTAGCCCAATCATGCAGCATGCCGAAACAATAGGCATGGGTATGAGCGGGCAGAAGTATACGGAGAGCTTCTTTAGCGGAAACGCGCGTCCAGCTGGGATCGTATCCGTTAAAGGCCAACTGAATAAAGATTCTTGGGGATGGCTGAAGGAACGGTGGCAAAAGGCTGCACTAGCGTTACGCAGTCAGGAAAATAAAACCATGCTGCTGCCAGCCGATCTGGATTATAAGGCGCTGACCGTATCGCCGATTGACGCCCAGATCATTGATATGTCAAAGCTGAACAGATCGATGATTGCCGGAATTTTCAACGTCCCCGCCCACATGATTAACGATCTGGAGAAGGCTACGTTCTCCAATATCACTCAGCAGGCTATTCAGTTTGTTCGTTACACCATGATGCCTTGGGTGACGAATTGGGAGCAGGAGCTTAATCGCCGCTTGTTCACCCGTGCAGAGCGGGCTGCCGGCTTCTATGTCCGTTTTAACCTGACTGGATTACTGCGTGGCACGCCGCAGGAGCGCGCTCAATTCTACCACTATGCCATCACCGATGGCTGGATGAGCCGCAATGAGGCGCGAGCCTTTGAGGATATGAATCCAGTCGATGGGCTGGATGAAATGCTGGTTAGCGTGAATGCGGCCAACCCGGCGAAAGACTTTACCACTGACAAAAAAAGTGAGGATAACACCGATGGATGATCGCGAGGTTCGCTGTTATAGCGGCGAGGTCAGGGCGGAGCAACACAGCGAGCAGCCGACGCGGATTATCGGTTATGGCTCGGTGTTCAATAGTCGCTCAGAGCCGTTATGGGGCTTTCGGGAGGTTATTAAGCCGGGGGCATTTGATGATGTACTGAATGATGATGTGCGAGGGCTCTTTAACCACGACCCCAACTTTATTCTAGGCCGTAGCGTTGCCGGTACGCTCTCTGTGGCTGTTGATGATAAGGGGTTGCGATATGACATTGAAGCGCCAGATACGCAGACGATCCGCGACCTGGTTATTGCTCCGATGATGCGCGGTGATATTAACCAATCCTCTTTTGCTTTCCGCGTTGCGCGCGATGGTGAGCATTGGTACGAGGATGATGAAGGTATCGTCATCCGCGAGATCTCTCGTTTTTCTCGGCTATTTGATGTGAGCCCGGTGACCTATCCGGCTTATCAAGAGGCCGATTCTGGGGTTCGCTCCATGAAAGCCTGGCAGGAGGCGCGCGACAGCGGAGCGCTGGTGCAGGCCATCAATAAACGAATGGCGCGTGAGCGTCTGCTGACTCTTCTTAATGCGTAAGGAAAAAATATGAAATTGCATGAACTGAAACAAAAACGTAATACTATCGCGGCCGATATGCGCGCACTGCATGAAAAAATCGGTGATAACACCTGGAGCGATGAACAGCGCACTCAGTGGAACGCGGCCAAGCAAGAGCTGGATGCGTTGGATGCGCAGATTACGCGTGAAGAAGAGCTGCGTCGAATCGATCTGGATACCGTGGTAGCCAACGAGCCTGAACAGCGTGGCGGCCAAGACAATCCTGATGCCCAGCAGGCAGAGCGCCGTGCAGCCGCATTTGATCGCTATTTACGGAGCGGCTTTGGCGGCTTGTCCCAGGAAGAGCGCCAAGAGCTGCGCGCGCAGGGGGTGTCGCCTGACGCGAAAGGTGGCTACACCGTTCCTAAGACGATGATGAACAAAATTGTCGACTCAATGAAAGCTTACGGTGGCATTGCCAGCGTGGCACAGATCCTGACAACGTCTGAGGGGCGCGATATCTCCTGGGTAACCTCGGACGGGACTGCCGAAGAGGGTGAACTGCTGGGCGAAAACACGGCTGTGTCTGAGGAAGATGTCACCTTCGGCACTGCAACGCTGGGCGCTAAGAAGCTGTCGTCAAAGATGATCCGAGTATCCAACGAGCTGTTGCAGGATAGCGGCGTTGATATTGGCGCCTATTTGGCATCCCGCATTGGCCAGCGCATTGGTCGAGGCGAGGCTAAGTATCTTGTGCAGGGGAATGGCGCCGGTACACCGGTACAGCCGAAGGGTCTGGTTGCCTCAGTGACGGGGACAGTGAGCACGGCTGTTGCCTCGAAATTTACGTGGCAGGAAATGAACGCGCTTAAGCATGCTATCGATCCCGCTTATCGCGGCGGGGGTAAATTCCGTTGGGCATTTAACGACGCTACGCTTCAGGCTATCGAAGAGATGGTCGATGGTCAAAATCGCCCGCTGTGGCTGCCTGATGTCGCGGGCGGCACCCCAGCGACAATCCTGAACGTGCCCTACGTTATCGATCAGGCGATTGATGGGATTGCGGCGGGTAAAAAGTTCGTGTTCCTGGGCGATTTTGATCGCTTTATCCTGCGCCGTGTCACTTACATGACGCTGAAGCGTCTCGATGAGCGCTATGTAGAGTTTGACCAGACCGCCTTCCTGGCATTCCACCGCTTCGATTGCGTGCTAGAGGATGTCGCAGCCATCAAGGCGTTGGTAGGCAAACCGGTATAACCGGATCCGAGCACGACATTCTGCCGCGAAAGCGGTTTTTTTATGCCCGCCGTTTGGCGGGCATGGAGAACTTCTATGATTCTGTCGTTGGATCAAATCAAGCAGCAGCTAAGGTTGGAGCCCGATTATATCGATGAGGATAGCCTGTTAACTCTGTTGGGTAAGGCCGTCCAGGCGCGGACAGAAACATACCTGAATCGGAAGCTGTATCCACCTGGTACTAGCGTTCCTCCATTGGATCCGAATGGTTTGATTGTGCCCGACGATGTCATTCTTGGCATGCTTCTACTTTTGACCGCGTATTACGAAAATCGCTCGTCTGTGAGCGAGGTAGAGCGGGTTGAGATGCCGCAGTCGTATACCTGGCTTGTCAGTCCCTATCGGTATATTCCGCTATGAAGCTGCGTCACGCGCAAACCAGCGCGACATATATCCTCCCCGATCCCGGAGAGCTAAATCGGCGCGTTCTCATCCGTCAGCGGGTTGATTCACCCTCGTCTGATTTTGGGGTACAGCCTATTTATCCCGTTAAATTTTACGCTTGGGCTAAGGTCATGCAGACCAGCGCTACGACATATCGGGATACGGCGCAGACGGATAACGCTATTACGCACTACGTAACGATTCGCTGGCGGAAAGGGATCACGGCTGATTATGAAATAGTCCACGGCGATAACGTTTTTAGAGTCAAGCGCGCTAGGGATTTGAATGGCAAGCAGCGGTTCTTGCTAATTGAATGCACCGATCTTGGTGAGATTGCCGCCGCATCATCGGGAGGGGGAGGAAGTGGATCAATTTTTACACGTTGAATTCCAGCAGCCCACAGATATGCGCTTTAACCGTGCCAGGGTGCGCCGCGCATTCATCAAGATTGGCCAGGTGCATATGCGTGACGCCCGCCGCTTGGTAATGCGAAGAGAGCGTTCTGCTGCGGGAGAAAACCCCGGGTATAGGACGGGGCGCCTGGCACGATCAATCGGTTACATGGTTCCCCGAGCCAGTAAAAACCGCCCCGGTTTTATGGTTCGCATTGCCCCTAACCAGCGTAATGGTAATGGCAACAGGATGATCACCGATGATTTTTATCCGGCCTTCCTGTTCTATGGCGTTCGCGGCGGAGCGAAGCGGCAGCGTGGACACCATCGCGGCGCGTCTGGCGGCAGTGGATGGCGTATTGCTCCGCGCAATAACTTTATGGTTGAAACCTTGCAAAAAAATAGCAGCTGGACTCGCTACTACCTCAAGCGCGAGCTGCGCAGCTCGCTCAAGCCGGAGAAAAAACGCTGATGAAACTCACGCCAATTATCGCCACGCTCCGCGCGAAGTGCTCGATTTTTGAGAATCGTGTTGCGGGGGCTGCGCAATTTAAAGATCTCCCCGATGCTGGGAAGTTAAGGCTGCCGGCGGCGTATGTTGTTCCGGGTGATGACGCGCCGGGAGAGCAAAAAAGCCAGACAGACTATTGGCAGGATCTCAAAGAGGGGTTTTCTGTCATTGTCATGCTGAGCAATGGGCGCGATGAGCGTGGCCAGTTCGCTTCCTACGATGTGGTGCACGATGTACGGCATATGCTGTTTAAGGCACTGCTGGGATGGAATCCGGATGAGCGGGGAAATCCGATCACCTATGAAGGTGGCGCGCTGCTTGATTTAAACCGCCATGAGCTTATCTATCAGTTCGATTTTTCTGTTGATATTGAACTGACTGATGACGATACCCGCCAGGTTGACGAACTGAGTGCGCTGGATGACCTAAAAACGCTGGCAATCGATGTTGATTTTATCGATCCCGGTGATGGCCCAGACCGCACCATCGAGCACCACACAGAAATTTCATTCCCACCGGCATCGCCGGCACCCTGAGAGGCACTATGTTTGTGATCCCTGTAAAGGGGCGGTCAGTTCCTGATCCCGCCCGAGGCGACCTTTTGCCGTCAGAAGGCCGCAACGTAGAAGAGAATAACTACTGGCTCCGCCGTGAGGCCGCCGGTGATATCAAGCGTTCTGAGAATAAGGTGAAACCCAATGACGATTAGTATGAACACGATCCCCAGCAATGCGCTGGTGCCGCTGTTTTATGCTGAAATGGACAACTCTGCGGCTAATACAGACCAAGATAGCGGGGCATCGCTCTTACTGGGTTATGTGAACGTTGGGGCGGCCATTACGCCTAATAGCCTGGTGCTGATGCCATCGGCCGATTACGCCCGTCAGATTTGTGGACCCGGTAGCCAGTTGGCTCGGATGGTGCAGGCGTACCGAAAAACCGATCCGTTTGGTGAGCTGTATGTCATTGCGGTGCCTGAACCTACGGGAACGCCAGCGACAGTGACGCTGACAGTAACCGGCGCGGCTACGGAGACGGGCACGATTTCTTTGTATATCGGTAATTCCCGCGTACAAGCGGCGGTGACCAATGGTGATGATGTTGCTACGGTCGCCAGTAGCATCAAGGATGCGCTCACTGCCGATGTGACTCTGCCGTTTACGGCGACCTCTTCAGCCGGTGTCGTTACGTTGACCGCTCGCCATAAAGGCCTATGCGGCAATGAAATCCCAGTTACGGTGAACTACTACGGGTTTGGTAGTGGTGAGGTGTTACCGGCAGGGGTTCAAATTGCTATTGCTGCTGGCACTAAAGGATCTGGCGCACCGGTGCTGACTGGAGCGATTGCCGCGATGGCCGATGAGCCGTTTGATTATATCGGTCACCCGTTCAACGATACGGCCTCACTCACCATGCTGGCTACGGAAATGAACGATACCAGCGGGCGTTGGAGCTATGCACGTCAGCTGTATGGCCATGTCTACACGGCGAAAATCGGAACGCTATCCGATCTGGTGTCTGCCGGTGATCAGCTAAACCAACAGCACATTACGCTTGCCGGTTATGAAAGTGACATGCAGGCCCCTGCGGATGAATTAGTGGCCAGCCGCACCGCGCGCGACGCCGTCTTCATTCGTAATGATCCGGCAAGGCCGACGCAGACAGGGGAGCTGATCGGCATGCTCCCGGCTCCGAAGGGGAAGCGCTTTACGATGACGGAGCAGCAGTCCCTGTTGTCTCACGGTGTGGCGACAGCCTATGTCGAGGGCGGCGTGTTACGCATTCAGCGTGATGTGACGACCTATAAGAAAAACGCCTACGGTGTGAAAGATAACAGCTATCTCGATAGTGAGACGCTGCATACCAGCGCCTACGTCTTGCGCCGTTTAAAATCGGTCATCACTAGCAAATATGGGCGCCATAAGGTTGCCAATGATGGCACCCGCTTTGGTCCCGGCCAGGCGATCGTCACGCCTGCTGTTATTAAGGGTGAGCTGCTGACGATTTATCGCCAACTGGAGCGCGCTGGGATCGTAGAAAATTACGACTTGTTCAAAAAATATCTGATTGTTGAGCGTGATGCTAACGATCCCAACCGCATTAACACTTTGTTCCCGCCGGACTACGTTAACCAGCTGCGCGTCTTCGCTGTGGTTAACCAGTTCCGCACTCAATATGCAGAGGAGACAGCATAATGGCCCGTATTGGCGGCACCTGTTATTTCAAGGTTGATGGGCAGCAACTTTCGCTGACCGGCGGCATTGAGGTTCCAATGAACACGAAACTCAATGATGACATCATTGGTATGGACGGCTCAGTGGATCGCAAGGAAACGCACCGCGCACCGTATATCAAAGGAACATTTAAGGTACCGAAGGATTTTCCTGCGGGGAAAATAACCACATCGGATGATATGACCATCACTGCCGAACTGGCTAACGGTCAGGTCTATGTGCTTTCCTCTGCCTGGTTGCATGGCGAGGCAAACCATAACGCCGAAGAAGGTACGGCGGATCTTGAATTCCATGGTGAAGAAGGAGGGTATCAATAATGAAAGAAATTAAACTTAATAAAGCAATTCGGGCTCATGGAGAGGATATCCATGTATTGGAAATGCGTGAGCCAACAGGAAAGGATGTTCGTGAACTAGGTTTCCCGTATATGACGAGCAGTGATGCTGGCGTGAAAATGGATTCTGGTATTATTGCCAAATATATTTCACGCCTAGCCGGAATTCCGCCGAGCTCTGTTGATGAAATGCAACCCGCAGATCTGAACACGATCAGTTGGGATATTTTGGGTTTTTTCCTCGGGACCTCAGCGCAGGACAACTCCTAAATTATTATTTTGATTGCGCGAAATACTGGAACGTCAATCCTATAGAAATGCTCAACGAACCGTTTTCAGTACTTGGCTTACTTGCTGAGCAGGCTAACCGCATCAACCGGGAAAACACAAATGGCTGAGTTCGAACTGAAAGCCCTGATTACCGGGGTTGATAAGCTTTCTCCTGCGCTATCATCTATGCAGAAGAAAATTAAAGGTTTTCGCAAGGGAATCAAATCAAGCGGCCTGGCTGACTTTTCTATGGGAGACTTGATCGGTGGCGGTGCTTTTGCCGCGCCGTTCATTTCCGGCGCTAAAGCTGCGATAGATTTTGAGTCGCAGATGGCTGATGTCCGTAAGGTCGTTGATTTTGACACGCCAAAGCAGTTTTCTGAGATGGGTGAGGACATTTTAAAAATGTCCGATCGCTTACCTATGGCGGCCAATGATATTGCGAAACTCGTGGCCGCTGGTGGGCAGGCTGGCATTGCAAGGAAAGACCTGAAGCAATTTGCAGAGGATGCCCTGAAAATGGGGGTTGCCTTTGACCAGTCGGCTGATCAGTCTGGTGAGATGATGGCTAAGTGGCGAACCTCCTTCAAAATGACTCAGGGGGAGGTGGTTGCTCTTGCTGATAAGATTAACTATCTATCGAACAATGGCGCAGCTAACGCTAAGCAGATTTCTGACATCGTTACCCGCATCGGTCCTCTTGGTGAGGTTGCTGGTATTGCGTCTGGTCAGATTGCAGCTCTTGGCGCAACGCTTGCTGGCGTAGGTGTTGAGCAGGAAGTTGCCGCCACCGGCATTAAAAACTTCATGTTGGCAATTACTGCTGGGTCAAAGCAGCAACAGGAGGCATTCAAGCACCTTGGTTTTGATCCCAAAAAGCTTGCTGTGGGTATGCAAAAGGATGCTCAGGGAACGATACTTAAAGTTCTCACAAGTATCTCAAAGTTAGATAAGGCTAGGCAGCCAAAAGCGCTGAATGCGCTATTTGGTAAAGAGTCAATTGGAGCCATTGCCCCACTGCTAACTAACCTCGAACTTTTGAAGAAAAACTTCAATATGGTTGGGGATGCATCGCAATATACTGGCTCAATGCAAAAAGAATATGAAGCCAGAGCTGCGACGACGGCAAACCAATTGCAACTGTTGAGAAATCAAGCGGCTCACGCTGGAGTTGCTATTGGTAGCGCGCTTCTTCCTCAGATTAATGCTAGTGCTGCTGGAATGATGCCTCTCATTGCTAAATCAACAGAGTTCATTTCCCGTAACCCTGAAGTTGTACGAGCTTTGGTTAGTGCAGCAGCCGGATTTGCAGCCCTAAAATTAGCAACGCTAGGGGCTAGTATGGCAATGAACATAATGTCATCCGCTGCAAGTGCTTCACCGATCGGAATAGTTGTGCGCGGTATTGCGCTCGCGGCAGGTTTGTTAATAGCTAATTGGGACACAGTCGGCCCATACTTCAAAGCGCTATGGGAAACTGTTAGTCCTTATTTTGAGGTAGGCTGGGAGTTGCTTAAGACCGTGTTTGCCTGGTCGCCACTGGGGTTAGTGATTAATAATTGGGGACCCATTGTCCAATGGTTTCAGGACATGTGGGAAAAGTTGCGTCCGATCATCAGTTGGTTTACTGATGATGCTACCTCTGCTGCAACCTCGATGAAGTCATCATCATGGGGTGGAGGTAGTAGTGTTAGTGGCTATGGATACAACCAGTACCAGATCAATCAAGCTCAACAGAAGAAGCCAGAGGGTGAGATTACTGTGAAGTTTGAGGATGCCCCACCGGGGATGCGAGTTGTAGACAATCGTGCTACAGGAATCGGCGTTAATCATGATGTTGGTTATACACGGATTAGCCCTGTCGGATTGAGATGAAGTCAGCATGACATTTGCTATTATTGTTATAATCAGGTAGAGGATAGATCATCTATCTGTTGTTAATGATGTTTATCTGTTAAATTATTTACTTGGGGTAATATAATGAAGGGATATATTGTTGCAAGTGTCATTGTTGGTGCGTCCATCGTTTTTTCATCACTTTTGGTGTCTGGGAATATATCGTTTAAAAACGAGCATGTTATCAGTTTGTCGGATGGGTATGTAAAGCTTGGTAATATATACAAAGAGAATAAATTGCTAGATGTTACTTTAAAGATTGGTGACAATGATACTCAGGAGATAATTTCTAACGGAAATCCAAGCCAGTTTAAAGATGATTTGATCAAGAAGCTTACCTCTATCGCCGATGATGTTAATAAAATGAACGGTAAGTCTGAGGATAAGTTGTTGGCAGAAAATTTAAGCATTAAGAGTGATGCGACAATTGAGTTTGTCTCTTCAGTGAGGTATATGTCTGAAAATATCCCTGTATTCAACCTGATTCTAGAAAGGAAAACAGTGAAGATAGAAAAGGGAACGAATCTTCTTTCCTCTATGGAGTCAGCTGGAAATGAATTTATAAAATCGCAAAAAAATAATTACGAGAAAGCTCTTTACCTTTCTAAGTAAACATTAACTCCTAATGCAAACCACCTTTTTAGGTGGTTTTTTTATATTGGAGATCTATATGGCGTGGAAAGATAGATTACATGACGCGTCATTTCGAGGCGTCACGTTCAAGGTCGAGGATGAGGAGGCTCCGGTAGGGCGCCGTACGGAAACGCATGAATATCCCAATAGGGATAAGCCCTACTCGGAAGACCTTGGAAAGGTAACGCTGAGGCCAATACTTACTGCGTATGTGGTAGGGGATGATTGCTTTGAGCAGCGCGATCGGCTGATCGAAGCATTGAACAAACCGGGGCCTGGCACGCTGGTTCATCCAGCATATGGAGAGATGTCTGTATGTGTGGATGGTGAAATTAGAGTGCGAACATCTGCTAAAGAAGGGCGGATGGTTCGGTTTGATCTGCGCTTTGTTGAGGCCGGCGAACTCTCATACCCAACGGCAGGAGCGGCAACAGCACAGACTCTGACATCGTCATGTTCCGCACTAGATAATTGCATCGGTCGTGGTTTTGAGAAATTTGGCATGGATGGCATGCCCGATTTTGTACAAAACGGCGTGCTGGATAATGCGAGATCTGCCATGGCTTTTGTCAGTGACAAGATGTCGATGGTCGATTCAGCGATTTCTGACGCAGCCAGGCTAATGCAAGGCGATATATCTGTCCTGTTGCCGCCGCCATCATCAGGGAAAGGCTTTGTTGATGGCCTGCAATCAATGTGGCGAGCCGGTAATCGACTATCGGGTAACGCCTCTGACCTATACACCATGATCAAATCATTATCCGGCATCAGCCTTGGTTCTGATCTGGCTCCGCGCGGAGTGTGGAAAACGGATGGCGTGACAACACAAAATCGCACTGAGCAAACGAACTACATCACCAGTGCTATCAGAACTACCGCTATCAGTGAAGCAGCTGCCGCTGTAGCTAATCTGCCATCACCGCCGAAGTCTGTCGGGAGTGAAGATACAACGGGATGGCCATCGGTATCGCATCCTGCATTGAATACGGCTCCGCGACAGCCAGTATCAGCAACCGCTACTGACCTAGTGACATGGGATGATCTCGTTGATATCCGTGAAACGATGAATACCGCCATCGATAAGGAGATGGCGCGGGCATTGGATGACGATATCTTCCTGGCGCTACGGCGTGTAAAGACTGACTTGAATGCGGATATCAAAGATCGTCTTGAACAGACACAGCGAACCGTTGTTAGAGCGCCCACAGAGGTTACTCCTGCGATCGTTTTAGCGGCTACCTGGTATGACAATGCCGAGCGAGAGCGGGAAATTATCCAGCGCAACGCAGTGGTGCATCCTGGGTTTGTTCCTCCTGTAGCTCTTAAGGTGCCAGTACGATGAATGACAACGTTACCTTACGCGTGAATGGGCGAGAGTGGGGTGGATGGACGTCTGTGCGCATTGGTGCTGGCATAGAGCGTCTAGCGCGCGATTTTAACGTAGAGATCACCCGCCAATGGCCAGGTGATGACGGTAAAGTCACCTTGCAACCCAGAGTGAAGAATGGTGATCGGGTTGAGGTTCTGATCGGCGATGACCTTGTGATCACAGGCTGGGTCGAGGCGACCCCAGTCCGTTACGACGGGCGATCAATCAGTACGGGGATATCTGGGCGTAGCCTAACCGCCGATCTCATCGACTGCACTGCAGAGCCTACGCAGTTTAATGGCCGATCGCTGGTGCAGGTTGCCTCGGCCTTAGCCAAGCCTTTCGGGATCAGCGTCGTTAATGCTGGCGCTCCTTCTGGCTCCATTCCCAGCGTACAGCCAGATCATGGTGAAACCGTCATCGAGGTATTGAACAAGATACTCGGCCAACAGCAAGCATTGGCTTACGACGACCCGAGAGGGCGCTTAGTGATTGGCGGTGTCGGTGCCTCCCGAGCGGTAACGGCGTTGGTATTGGGTGAAAATATCCTGTCATGTGATACGGAAAAAAGCATTCGTGAGCGGTTTTCCGTGTACCAGGTCGCCGGACAGCGGGCGGGGAATGATGACGATTTTGGTGTTGCCACCACGACAGCATTGCGTGCCAGAACAAGCGATGCCTCGATCACTCGCTATCGTCCTATGTGCGTTCAGCAAACAGGGCAGTCAACCGGCGCTACGTGTATTGCTAGGGCTGAGTTTGAAGCGCGGCAGAGAGCGGCGCGTACCGATGAAACCACTTACACCGTTTATGGCTGGCGCCAAGGGGATGGAAGCCTATGGCAGCCTAACCAACGGGTCATCGTTTATGACCCGATCTGCGGTTTTAACAACGTAGAACTCCTTATCTCAGAAGTTCACTTCACCAAAGATGCCAGCGGAACGCTGACAGAGCTGCGTGTCGGCCCGCCTGATGCTTACCTCCCTGAGCCGAAGACGCAGCGAAAGCGCACGCGCAAAGTGGAAGAGGAGCCATTCTAATGGGGATGATGGATGCCTTAAATCGTAAGGTGCTTAACCTTATAGGTCGGGCTGTTATTCAGAGCATCAGCTCTGCATCGAAATGCCAGACTGTCGACGTGTCGCTGATCGCCGGTGATGAAAAGACAGGCGTAGAACATCTTGAGCCCTACGGTTTTACATCTAGGGCTAATCCTGGCTCTGAATCGGTTGTTTTGTTCCCTGATGGTGATCGCTCTCATGCTGTGGCTATTGTTGTTTCAGATCGTCGCTATCGCCTCTCTGGTTTGAAAGAGGGGGAGGTCGCGCTATTTGATGATCTCGGGCAGTCAGTCGTGTTGACCCGCGCAGGGATTGTCGTGAATGGGGCGGGGAAGCCAATCATTTTTAAGAATGCACCGAAGGCCCGCTTCGAAATGGATATCGAGGCGACTGGGGACATCAAGGATAAGTGTGACAGTAATGCCGCTACTATGTCCATGATGCGAATTTCCTATAACGGGCATGCTCATATTGAAAATGGGCAGGGGAATAAAACGAATACACCTGATAAGGCAATGGAGTAAGTATGGATTTATGGCTATCCGTAAATGGAAAGCGTGTGAATGCGTCTTCTCCATTAGATCCACTTACCCGATCCGTAGTTATCTCACTGTTCACTTGGCGCCGCGCAATGCCGGATGATAACTCCGACATCCCCATGGGGTGGTGGGGGGATACGTGGCCAACGGTTCAGAATGATCGATACGGTTCTCGGTTATGGCTATTGAGGCGTAGCAAGCTGACAAACGGTCTTGTAAATACCGTTCGCACATATCTTCGCGAGGCCTTGCAGTGGATGCAGGATGATGCTTTGGCTACGCGCATCGATATTGATGTACAACGAACCGGGATTAATACGCTAAGTAATAGCATTACGATATGGCGCCGTAGCGGTCCTGTAACTATCACCTTTGAAAATCTATGGGGCGTAATAACTGATGGCGGAAAGTGAGTTTCAACGGCCAACACTGGCCGAAAATATTAACATGATCCGCAACGACCTTTTCTCTCGACTGGATGTCAACGATAGTATGCGCCGCATGGACGAGGATGTGAGGGCAAAGGTGTATGCGGCGGCACTTCATACGGTATATGGCTATATCGATTATCTGGCCAGAAATATGCTGCCAGATCTCTGTGATGAAGCGTGGCTCTATCGCCATGGCGGGATGAAGAAGTGCCCACGAAAGCAAGCGCAGGCTGCATTCGGGTATATGCGCTGGGATGGGGTCAATAATGATGTCCGGGTTACTGCTGGATCTGTTATCCAGCGAGATGACCTGGTGCAGTATACGGCAATCGCTGATGCTGTTAGTGCCGGCGGTGTCATGAGGCTTCCTATCCGGTGCTCGGTTCCCGGCTCGATTGGTAACCTTGATGATGGTAGCTCCCTGGTTCTTGTTTCGCCTGTACAGGGGCTTCCTTCTGCTGGGTTGGCAGATACTGTAGTCGGTGGTTTTGATATTGAGGATTTGGAGGCTTGGCGGGCTCGGGTCATTGAGCGGTATTACTTTACCCCGCAGGGTGGCGCAGATCACGATTATGTTATCTGGGCAAAAGAGGTTCCGGGCATTACTCGGGCATGGACCTATCGGCACTGGATGGGAACGGGGACGGTAGGGGTCATGGTTTCCAGTGACGATCTTGTTAATCCAATCCCTGATAATCAGACAATCACTGCAGTAAAGGCTCATGTCGCGCCAAAGGCGCCGGTATCTGGCTCCGATCTCTACGTGTTTGCACCAATAGCACATCCCGTTAATTTTAATATTCGACTGAAACCAGACACACAGGAAACGCGGGCTGCCGTAACAAAAGAGCTGCGAGCTTTCCTGCAGCGCGATGGGGTTCCTGAGGGAGTTCTAGAGTTATCCCGCATCCATGAAGCTATCTCTATTGCTACCGGCGAGCATAGCCACCAGTTGATTGCACCTTCTGCTGATGAGCCAATCGCTAAAAATGAGCTGGCCGTGTTGGGGGGGATATCATGGACGTGACAACCGATGATTATGTCTCATTGCTAGCCGCCTTGCTTCCACCTGGCCCAGCATGGAGCGGTAGTGACCCGGCGATCTTGGGCGCTGCACCGTCATTGATGCGAGTTCATCGGCGTGCTGATGATTTGATGCTAGAGATTGACCCGAGAACGACGAGCGAGTTGATCAATCGCTGGGAGCGCTTGTGCGGCCTTCCTGATGAATGTATTCCAGCCGGTACGCAGACATTACGCCAACGGCAGCAGCGCCTGGATGCGAAAGTTAACCTGCCTGGCGGAATTAATGAAGAGTTTTACTTGTCGCAACTTGTCGCGCTGGGGAAGCCCGATGCGACGATCACGCGCTATGACAAGAGCACGTTTAAATGCACATCTGCATGTACTGATGCCGTTAACTCAACAGAATGGCTTTATTACTGGCAGGTGAATATGCCAGCGCACACTGATGCCACATGGATGACATGTAACGACCCATGTGATTCATCGCTGCGAGTATGGGGCGATGCAGTTGTTGAATGCGTACTGAATAAACTGTGCCCATCACATACCTACGTTATTTTTAAATATCCGGAGTGATTCATGCATCGCATAGATACACCTACCGCGCAGAAAGATAAATTCGGTGCGGGGAAGAACGGTTTTGCTCGTGGTAATCCACAGACAGGAACGCCAGCTACCGAACTGGATAATGACTACTTTGACATGTTACAGGAGGAGCTTTGCGGTGTGGTGGAGGCTTCTGGTAGCAACCTAGATAAGGGATGCCATAACCAGCTGATTACCGCGCTTCGTGCGCTGTTGTTAAGCCGTAAAAACCCGTTTGGTGATATCAAGGCGGATGGTACGGTGAAAACTGCGCTCCAAAACCTTGGAGGTGTGCCAACCAAGGTGGAGGTTCTTCTCAAGGACAATAATTTATCTGAAATAGGAGCTGCAGGAGTTGCCGCTCAACGTGATGCACGTTTAAACCTTGGAGGTGTGCCAACCAAGGTGGAGGTTCTTCTCAAGGACAATAATTTATCTGAAATAGGAGCTGCAGGAGTTGCCGCTCAGGCAGCATCCAGGCTTAATTTGGGACTGGGTTCCGCATCAACTCGCGACATCGGTACATTAGGCGATAATATCCCTGATATGTACTCATTTAATTCTGACTTACGTCCAGTGGGGATTCAGTATCTTCCTGGTGGTTACGTTCGCCAATGGGGCGTTGGGGTAGGGAATTCATCCGGTGATGCAACTATTACATTCCCCGTTGCATTTTCAGAGACTCCATTCAGTATCGCTTTCGGTTATCGTCAAGCGGCAACGCCAGACGGGTTGCAAAGTGCTGTAATTAATGATCCAAGCCTAACGAACACAGGTTTCAGTTGCCGGGTGTATCGACTTGACGGGTCAGGCCAGATCAGCGGAAGTACTAGCGCATTTTTTTGGAATGCTGAGGGTAAAATATAATGATGTATTCATATAGCAAAACCACCAATGCTTTTTATCTTAATGATAGGATGGGTAACTATAAGCTATCTAGAACATGGCCTGATGACGCTAAAGAAATTGACGATGTAATATCAGCAGAGTTTATGAGTAACCCTCCAAACGGTAAGCGGCGTGAACCTGATAAAAATGGTTTACCATCCTGGGTGGATATACTGCCACAAATCGATGGAGAGCAGACTGCAAGTGCAGAAGCAATGAAATTGAGACTGAAGGCTAAGTCTGATGCTGAAATTGCATGGCGTCAGGATGCGGTTGATGCAGGGATGTCTACCGCAGGGGAAACCGCGGAACTTGCTGAATGGAAAAAATATCGGGTACTGCTGATGCGGGTTGATACAGCAGCACCTGTATGGCCTCCAGTCCCAGGTGAGCAGGCCACTAAAAACAGTGTCTAATACCGCTACTCTATATGCTGGCACGGATGCCACATGGAAGGGTGGGACAGATCTGGGACTACCATTTGTTGATCTGTGGTTCCACGGCTTGCTAACTTTTTTCACTTGGGGCGGTGTGAGCGCGGCATAGTGCGGTAATTGGTTGTGTTACAAGGTGGTTCTTAGAATTCGTAATGCGAAGGTCATGCGACATTGCCGTCTATCCAGTCAGCCCACCATTGCATCATCTCACGCCGTTTATCCAGATATTGGGCATGGTTATAGATCCCGCGAACTGACTTCTTGTCTGTGTGAGCAAGTTGTCGCTCTATCGCCTCCGAAGGCCATTCGTGCTCATGTAGAATAGTGCTAAATTGGTGGCGGAAGCCATGGCCGCTCGCCAAGCCTTCATAGCCGATTTGGCGGATGACTAGTAGAACCGCGTTTTCACTGATCGGTTTCCTCTTATCGTTTCTCCCTGCAAATACAAACTGAGATATCGGTTCAGTGATCGGTTTTAGTGTTTTGAGCAACTCAGCGACCTGGCACGACATAGGGACAATGTGAGGCTTACGGCTCTTCATGACCGATTCGTCGATCGTAATTAGCCCGGATGTGAAATCGACATCAGTCCATCGCATAGATCTGAGTTCCTTGGTTCTCAGGGCCGTATACTGCAACACCATGGTGGCAATCTTCGAAACTATACTGCCTGAATATCCAGCTAATGCCTGGTTGAATGCAGGGATCTGTTCAGCTGGAAGGAAGGGGAAATTTTTCTTCCTGTATCCCTTCATGGCATCAGCGAGATCTGGCGCCGGATTGTATTTTGCTCTACCCGTTACTATGGCGTAACGGAACACCTCACCACAACGACGTCGGGCTTTGTTTGCTCTCTCCATGGCTCCACGCTCTTCAATCCTTCTCACAACAGATAGAAGGGCCATCGGCTCGATTTCGTCCATCTCCATCGCCCCTATGAGCGGGAGAATATCAGCCTCAAACATCCGCTGTAATTCAGTCGCATACCCCTCTGACCATACCTGGCGCTTGTGGGCGTACCACTCCTGATAGATCACTGAGAATGAGTTATCCTTCTCGTTTCCCTTTTTTGTCCTTACCGGGTCTATGCCATCGGCAACGTCCTTTTTTGCCTGGTAGGCTTTGTCTCGAGCCTCTTGTAAAGAAACAAGGGGGTATTTACCCACGGTTAAAATTTTCTCTTTACCGTCCAGCTTGAAGCGCAGCTGCCATACCTTTTTCCCAGATGCTGGTACGTAGAGGTATAGCCCGTTGCTATCCAGTAGGCGATAGGGCTTGTCTTTTGGCTTTGCTGCTTCAATCTGTTTAACCGTGAGCAT